TCAGGCAACTCCGCGAAGATAGGCAGCTCAGGCAATTACGCGAAGATTGATATTTCGGGCAACGACAGCGTAGGCGCTGCTGTTGGCATCGGCAGCGTTATAAAAGGTGCAGTCGGCAACTGGATTACGCTTGCGGAGTGGGTATACGATAACGATAAACAGCGCTATATCCCGGTTTGCGTTAAATCAGCACAGATTGACGGCGAAATAATAAAGGCTGATACATGGTATAAACTCTCAGGCGGCGAATTTATCGAGGTGGACGATGAATAAGCACACGATCATCATAGCGCAGGTGTGCGCGATTCTGCTGGCGCTGATAGTCATGATACTGCTTGCCCTTGATAAAGGGGGCAGCAAAGCCGACGCGGACGGTGTACCGCCTGAGGTTGATACGGACGGATTGTGCGTAGTGGAAGTGGCAGAGCCTGAGTACGAGATGTACTTTACCGAGGCCGACGTGGTAGCCCTTGCGCAGATGCTATATGGCGAGGCTCGTGGCTGCACGGTAGACAATCAGATGAAATGCGTGTGGTGCGTACTTAACCGCGTGGATGATGTGCGCTTCCCCGATACCATCATCGGCGCTGTATCCCAGCCCGGCCAGTTTTACGGTTATAGCCCCGATTTTCCCGTGTGGGACAACCTGTACGCCGTAGCGCTGGACGTGCTCACGCGCTGGAGCATGGAGAAGCAGGGCGCGGATGTGGCAAGGGAGCTTGATAAGAACGCTGTTTTTTTCACCGGCGACGGTACTACCAATTGGTTTAGGAGTGTGTACTGAATGAAAGTTCTAATCGCCTGTGAAGAAAGCCAGACGGTGTGCAAGGCTTTCCGCGCAAAGGGGCACGAGGCGTACAGCTGTGACATAATCGAGCCGTCGGGCGGGCATCCTGAGTGGCACATACTCGGCGACGCGCTCGCAGCCCTAAATGGAGGGGTAATTATTACCATGGACGGCGTTGAACATGATGTGGGCAAGTGGGATTTGCTGATCGCGCACCCACCGTGCACACATTTGGCAGCGTCAGGCGAGCGCTGGTTTGCTAAGGGAAACAAACCGCTATACTTGAGGTTTGAGAGTGCAGCTTTTTTTCTCCGTTTTGCAGAAGCCGATATTCCGAAAATCTGTGTCGAAAATCCAGTAGGCAAAATGTCAACGTACTTCCGAAGACCTGATTGCATCATCCAGCCGTATGAATTCGGGCATCACGCAAGGAAAAAGACTTGCCTATGGCTAAAAGGCTTACCCGCTTTGCGACCGACAAACGTTGTAGATGCAGGAGATATTTTGCCAGGTGGATACAGTGTGGGGGCAAGCGCGGACTCTGCAAAAGACGAGACTGGTAAGATTCTGCGATGGAATGACCCGCGCACGGCAAAAATCAGAAGTAAGACATTCTCTGGCATAGCCAAAGCGATGGCTGAACAGTGGGGATAACGACATTTTAAGGAGGAGTAATATGACTGATACTGATCTTTTAATCCAAAATCTACGACGCGAAAACGAGGCGCTGAGAGCGGAGCTTGAATGGGCGGGCAAAGAAATCGTGCGTTTACGAAACCGACTTAAAATGCAGTGGATTCCGTGCAGTGAGAAGTTGCCCGAGGAATGGATTGACGACGACGATAACACCTACATCAACTATCTGATTTATATGCCCTATTTAAAAGCAGCAGATGTCGGGGTATATAACGATGACAAAGAAAGTTGGCTTTTAAGGGGCTTAGAAGTAAAAGTAAGTCACTGGATGCCGCTGCCGGATGCGCCGAAGGAGGGAAGCAATGGCTGAACTGAAATCGTGCCCGTTCTGCGGTGGTAAAGTTAGCCTTGTTCTGTGTGATGACGAAGGGAATCTGCATGATGAGTCATATAGAGAACATTCCTATAGTGGGCTTGGCTTTATGCTTCACCACGGCCACGAGGAAAACCCGGAATGCCCGATTGCAAGATATGAGTGCGATGGCGGGATCTTGGGCGGTGTGTATATTTACGACACGGAAGAACAAGCAATCGAAGCATGGAACAGGAGGACTGACAATGGCTGATACTAATAAAAATTGCGGCAGTTGCGTTAACTGCGAAAAATACACCCGCGACAACGGCGAAAGCTGGTGGGCGTGCGAAAACTACGTTAAAAGCGTGGGCATGCCGGTGACCGTAACGCCGCCGGGCGATGCAGCTTGTGAAAACTGGTCGGACGATCCCACCGACAAGGACAAACCGCAAGACGCGCTGCGATATTTCGTAGATCACTATTGGGATGAGGAGGCAACCAATGATTAAACCATGCTACGGAAAATGTGACCGCTGTGTGTGGAAATACAACGGCGGCTGTTCGGAATGGAGGACAAAATGAAAGATATATTACTTGATATATTGACAGAATTAAGACATATTCGCTTGCATCTTGAAGCTATAACAGGCAAGAAAATCGATTTAAGCCGTGGTAGATGGAGGTAACAAATAATGTCGTTTGTTAGGAGAAAAGCTTTCATTTGCGATCACTGCGGAGAAGTCAAATCACCGCTAATAAGCGGAGAATGGCCTTTCGAGTATATAGAAAAGCCTTATGGTTGGGTTGAATTCGGCGGCTATCATCTGTGCCCTAAATGCTACAGCGCGTGGAGAAACCTGAAAAAACAGGCAGAAAGCGAGAACGACAATGGCTGAATACATAGACCGTGAAGCGCTGCTGCACGACATCGAACAATCGGTGGTATATACGGCAAGAGGAAAAATAACGAGCGCAGAAATGCGAGGCGCTCACAAAATTATCGAGCGCATTAAGTGTGCGCCTGCTGTCGAGCCTATTTATATTCACGAACCGACAAAAAGCGAGTTTAAGCGCATGGCGGTGCAGATGGATTATGTGCCTGTGGTGCATGGGCGGTGGATTATCGGTGTTGATAATGACGACTTTGATGTAAAATGCTCAAAATGTGGATGGACTGATATCTTTGAAGTCGCCGGAATCGCCGCTGTGGAAAGAATCGCTAAAACCATGCATTATTGCCTGAACTGCGGTGCTCGAATGGACGGAGGTGTGAATGATGAGAAACTGGACGCTGCGCCTACGGTTGATGCTGTAGAAGTTGTGCGGTGCAAAGACTGCGAATACAGCTACGACGAAATAAGTTATCTATGCTGTTCGCACGGTGTTTGCGTTGATTGTGAAGTACCGCCGAATTTCTACTGCGCAGAAGGGAAAAGAAAGGAGTCTGACGAATGACAGCAGCAGAAGCGAAAAGGATTATACATCCCGACACTACGTTAGAAGCGCTTGCAGAATTCGAAAGCGAGAACGCAAAAGTTGCCGCAGTTGATGAGGCTTGCTTGGTGGCATGCGCTGCGCTTGATAAGCAGATACCGAAAAAGCCAGTAAGTCAGATGAAGTCCGGCAAATATGGTATAGTTATTGGCCTGTGTCCTACCTGTGTCGGCGGAAATAATTCTGAATACCCGTACTGCGGTGAATGTGGGCAGACACTTGAATGGGAAAAATAAAAAGGAGGATTGACAAAAATGGGAGCAAGACGAATTCCTAACGCGACGAACGAAAAGATAATTGCGCTTATGTCGATGGGCAAGACAGGCGAACAGGTGGCGTTTGCGGTCGGCACGAGCGGGAGCTACTGCAACAAACTGTACACTGTGGTAAAGCACATTGCCAATGAGCAGTGGGACGAGTTAATAGAATATTCTCGGTCTGCGACAACCGGCGGGGTGATTGCCTGGGCTTGCGAATACCTCGATACGCAACTGCCGCAGGAGGTCGCGGAGACTATTGAGGCGGTACGGTATCGCTACGCAACGCCCAAAGCGGCAGAAGCAGCACCGCAGCCCGAGCCGCCAGTAGAGCCGATCGACAACACGGCGGCGGCAATCATCAAACTGCTTGAAAAGCTCGATAAGGCAGTGAACACCATAACCGAAGCTGCTGACGATATATGCCAAACGATATCGACGGCGCGGAAGCTCAACGAGGACTGCATAAACGCAAACTTCGATGTGCTGACGGCTACACTCCGTGACGGCGTTGAAAGCGTTAAAACGACGATAAGAAAGGGGAGGAATTGACAATGAGATTTATCTACACAGACTATATGCCTAATCAGTTTGCCATACTGCCTGCTATTGGCGTTATAAAAAAGCAGAACGGCATATATCGTTACCCTTACCGCCTTAGCATTATATGGGGCTTTTGGGGTATCAGTTTTGGCTTAGGGAAAGCTATAGATTGGAAGGGAACTGACAATGCGCACACGTGAAAAAACCAAGCGCTGCATTTATAGCGATAGCTGCTTTAAATGTCCGCTAAGCGATTGCAGGATGAACACACCGGCGCAGTTGAATTGCCTGCCGCTGGATTTCGAGCCGGATACAAAGAACTTCAAGGTGGTAAGAGCGCATGGGTAAGCAATCGGCATTTGCAAAGGCCGTGCAGCGTGAAGTGAACATTCAGCTACAGCTTTACGGGCGCAACCGCATGCAGCTTGCGGAGGACGCGGCGTTTATGGCCGCTAATGAAGTGCTGGACTTAGGCTCAGGCCGTGCACGGGCATTCGGCGAGGCGTTTGTAAGATATTCAAACGAGATCGCTGATTTGGTGGTAGAAGACAGCAAGGCCGACGACGAGATCGTATATGCAAAAGCCGTCCTTGACCGGCGCATCCGTGAAATAGTAGGCGAGGAAAACTTCTCGCCATTCGATGAAAGGTATGGTAGGCGATAATGGCAAAGAACGTAAGCTATGAAATAAAAAACAATCACGACGGCACATACACAGTCTTTGTGAACGGCAAAGGTTATCAGTGTGCCGACACACACGAAGTACTTCACTTTTTAGAAGATATCGGCGAAAGGTGGGAGGATAGTGAAATTCGAAAAGGATGAACGCCGCGAGTTTTCGACCGGCGCTGTAAGGGATAAGGCCGACGGGAAAGGCAGATATGATCTCGCACCCTGGGGGGCGATACACGCCCTTGCGCAGCACTGTGAACGCGGTGCTATCCACTATGGGGAAAGGAACGTAGATCGAGGAATACCCCAGCACAGCTTGATAGACAGCGGCATACGGCATCTTAGCCTGTACATACAGGGCGACGCGGAAGCGCATCACCTTGTAGCGGCGCTGTGGAATATAGCGTGGGCTGTGGAGCAGGAAATAAAACGGCCTGAAATGGTTGATTTGCCCGAACGCGGCGAACATTCGGGCATAGCATTTTGAAAGGAATTGCAAGCAAGGAGGAAGGAAAGAAGAATGAAGATCTACATAGCCGGAAAGATCACCGGCGAGCCCAATTACAAAGAGAAATTCGATATCGCCGCGAAGAGCCTTGAGGCGCAGCGACATATCGTATTAAATCCTGCTGAGCTGCCGGAGGGCATGCTCCCGGCAGACTATATGCGCATCTGCTTCGCAATGATAGATACGGCCGACGCGATCTACCTGCTTAAGGACTGGTGTAGCAGCTTCGGCGCTTCTATCGAGCGGGGCTACGCAATGTGTGCCGGCAAGCAAATACTTACTGAAGGAGTAGAAACATGAAAGGACTACTATATAAAATCCGCCTATGGCTGTTAGGATTGCTGCACGGTGAACCCGAAGAATGTGCCGAGAAAACCGAAGATATGCATATACAGATTATATCTGCGCAGCGCAAGCGGATTTCTATGCTTGTAGAAGCGATAGCGCTGTACAAAAACGCAATCCGTGAAATTTGCCGCCGCAGTGAAAACACCTATTACGACTGGTGCTGCGATCAGTGCGCTTGTAACTGTGATAAGCGCAACGGCTGGTGTGCCGCTTTTGAACCTGTAAGCTATGGAAAGTGACTGCCACAATTGCCCGGATCGGACTGTGAAATGCCATGCAACGTGCGAACGGTACAAGGCGTTTTGCGAAAGAAACGAAGCTATCAAGGCCGCACGGCGCGAAGATGATTCAGCAAAGGGCATATTGGTTACCGGTTACATAAAACGAGCTAAGGCCGTGCGGACGAAAACACATAAAATGGTGTGGAGGTATCGCGGGACATGACGCAGAATGAAAGAATACTCCGGCATTTGAGGGATAACGGCAGCATAACACCGCTGGATGCGCTATCGGAATACGGCATAATGCGGCTTGCTTCGCGTATATCTGATTTGCGCAGCAGGGGCTATGAATATATCGCGTGAAATGGTGCAGGGGCGCAACAGATACGGCGAGGCGACAAGGTACGCAAGGTATACGTTGGGGAGGAATGGCGGTGGCTGATTATGGCGATTATAAAGTGCTGTGCCCGTTTTGGTTGAAAGGCTCGGCGCGAGAAAACAAAATATTCTGCGAGGGCTTTTGCCCGGATGCACGGTTGCAGCTATGGTTTAAAGGAAATGAGAAGAAGCGTAAGGCATTCATTGAAAAATACTGTAGTAATAGTTATGCCATGTGCCCGGCGTACAAGATCACGGAAGCCAAATACAACGAAAGAGGGTAGCGCATTATGCGTTACCCTTGTTTTTATTTAAACTTGTAGCAGCCGATCGAGCGGATTAAAAGCAGCCGAAGATAAACCGGACAAGTATTAACGCCTGACCGCCAATGCTGCACTGTGCTATATGGTATCGCGTATGAAGCAGCAAAGTTCGTGATAGACAAGCCGGACGCGGTAATGATGTCGTTGATTGAGGTGTGCGCCAAATCCCATATGTGGGCGATCGCGTCGATGCGCTCGGTTGGAATATCGGTTTCCGGGGCATCTCCCCAAATATCAGATAATGCCCAATCGGACACAAAAGCATCACGGTTGTTAATGCTGTTAGCATCGGCAAACATTTGCCCTAATTGTTTATCAGTCAATCGCATAGCGTTCCTCCTCACTTATTCAAAACTTCTTGGTCGGGAAGTGCCAATCATCAACTCAACTCACAGCGACCGGATTTCATATCCGGTGATTTCAAATTCGTCTTCTTCGACTTCTTTGTACATTGGCCATACTGCAAAATCGTCTGCGTCGTAGTATTTGCCATTCCAATAATCGTTTCCGTAGCTTGAAAACCATTCGCCGAGTGCGTTGACGTTTTCAGCGGTGGGGTTGGCCATAACAGCGGCCTTTAATTCCTGATAAGAATAGTAATTCATTTTCTTCCTCCGTTTAAATGATTTCGGCGTAAGTCAACCAACCGTTTTCGGCTCGGAATTTCAGAGTAAAATCTCCGTTCTTGGTGTGGAGCAGCACCTTGCCTCGCTGTACGCGTTGCCCGAAATAATCATATTTAATTTCGTCGTGCATGCTCGCGTCGCTCAGGCACTGCGCTATGTGAGCTTTCTTGCAGCCGGTTTTCATAATGTTTATGATCTCTAATTCGTTCGGGATATTCATTTTAATTTCTCCTTTTCTATTTCGTTTTCCCTTCGATGGTTTAATTATGAGCCTATTAGGCTCATTTGTCAAGGCTTTTTTAACTTGCCAGGCGCATAAAATCACGAAATAGCAAAATGCACAAAATTGAGCGAGCGGGATTGTGCGTTTTGATGCGGGTTAAAATTTGCGGTAAGGGTGGAGTTACATTATATGCCCTTCGTATTTCATAATGGTGATATGGATATTTGGGATGATATTAAAACCGAATACATAACTACGGGCATCGGTACACGGCCGCTTGCTGCAAAATATAAGGTATCGTACAGTACCTTGCGCAAACGTGCGGCGAGGGAGCAGTGGGCGCAGGAAAGGGCGCAGTTTAGGACGCAGAGGGGTGCAGACCGTGTGCAGGCACAGCGAGAGATAGAATATCAGGAATACAAGAGCCTATTAGAGGCCGCTGGGCTGCTTTCAAGCAAGATATGCAGCGCTGTAGCGCAGATAACGGACGAGGATATATTGAAAGATAAACGCGGCTTACGCAGCCTTACAGGGGCTATGAAGGATTTAGCCGATATTCAGGGCGTGAAGTGCGACGCGGACAAGCGAGAACAGGAAGCGCGAATCAAGAACCTCGAACGCCAGGCAGCGCCGGATGCGCAGCCGGAACCGGTGCGCGTTATCATTGCCGGAGCAGACGGCTTTTGCGGTAAGTAGCTATGCCGGAATACAGTATTGATTATTTAAGCCCCACGCAGCGTGAGTTCTTGCAGGCTGCTGCAAAGTATGTTTTCTTCGGCGGTGCGCGAGGCGGCGGTAAAAGCTTTGTCGTGCGTGTTGCCGCTGTGCTGTACTGCTTCAAATACCCCGGCATAACGTGCATGATAATCCGTAAAACATACCCTGAATTGCAGGAGAACCACATTGTACCGCTTACAAGGGATTTGCACTGCTACGCGCCCGAAAAGGCGCAGAGGCTTGCGCAATACAACGATCAGAAGAAGGTTATCGTTTTCCCGAACGGCAGTCGCATTTTGTTCAGGTACTGCGATACGGATAAGGATGCGGAGCGTTTTCAGGGCACTGAAACGGATATTTTATTTATTGATGAGGGCACACATCAAACGGAGGAACGTTTTCGCAAGCTTACAGCCTGCGTGCGCGGCGCGAATAACTTTCCACACCGCATTTATGTTACCTGTAACCCCGGCGGTGTGGGCCATAGCTGGGTTAAACGGTTGGCAATAGATCGCGTTTACAAGGGCGGGGAAAACCCCAGCGATTACACTTTTATTCAAAGCAAGGTAACGGATAACAAGCCTCTGATGGATGCCGATCCCGATTACATACGCAAGCTTGAAGCGCTGCCGCCTAAGCTGCGTAAGGCGTGGCTGGAGGGCGAATGGGATATATTCGACGGCGCATTCTTCGAGGACTTCCGTGCAACGCCCGACAGACTGCTGTGCGAAAAGGCGGGAATAACGCCCGAAGAGGCAATAGAGCAGCGCCGGTACACGCATGTTATCCCGGCGTTTAATCTCAACTCCGGGCAGTCACGCGGCTGGACGATATACAGATCATACGACTTTGGCTATAATAAGCCGTTTAGCTGCGCGTGGTGGGCTATCGATTATGATGGTGTACTTTATCGCATATTGGAGCTGTACGGCTGCACGGACACGCCGAATGAGGGCGTTAAGTGGACACCAGACGAGCAGTTTAAACGCATTAAGGAAACGGAAGATACACACCCATGGTTAAAGGGCAGAAAGATATTAGGCGTGGCCGACCCTTCAATATGGGATGTATCACGCGGCGTATCGGTTGCGGAAACTGCAGAGAAGTACGGCGTATACTTCGACCCTGGAGACAACAAGCGGCTTGCAGGCTGGATGCAGTGCCATTACAGGCTGCAATTTGATACAAACGGCTTTCCGCGCATGTATATATTCGATAACTGCAAGGGCTTTATACGCACAATACCGCTTTTGATTTACGATGAGCACAAGCCGGAGGACTTGGATACCTCGCTTGAAGATCATATCGCCGATGAGTGGCGCTATATGTGCATGGCGCGGCCTGTAAAGCCGATAATACCCGAAAAACCGCGCGAGATCATTTCCGATCCGCTCAATCAATTCAAAAAGGATGGATACAAAGCAAATGGATATCACTAATCAGTATGATCCGCTCCGTGCGGAGGTGACGAATGCTCCCGAACAGGCAAGCGCCGAGACAGCAGCGCAGATAATGGGCGTTAAGGCGATAGGCGAACAGCAGATAAACGAGCTTATGCAGGTGCTTATAAAGTACCGTGCGGGCAAAAACTCCGTTGATAGCCGCATCATAGCCGCTGAAAACTGGTGGAAGCTGCGCAACGACGTTGAGGAGGATAAGGCGGGGCATGCAAAGCCAGGATTCAGGTCGAAAAGCGGCTGGCTGCACAATGTTATCACCAACAAGCACGCCGACGCTATGGATGCATACCCCGAACCTAACATATTGCCGCGTGAGCAGGGCGATAAGCTTGAGGCGGCTATGCTTTCAAAGATAATCCCCGTAGTGCTGGAAAAAAACCAGTTTGAAACTACATACAGTAAAATCATGTGGTCAAAGCTGAAAACCGGCACGGGCGTTTACAAGGTGATTTGGGATAAGAACAAGATGAACGGCTTAGGCGATATCAGCGTTGAGAAGTGCAACATACTCAATCTGTTCTGGGAGCCGGGCGTTGAGGATATCCAGCAATCGAAATACTTCTTTGAGGTGGATTTTCAGGACGAGGACGACGTGCGAGAGATGTTCCCGCTTGAGCTGCCGGAGGGCAAGCAGATACCGCACGACTTTATTACAAGCAAATTCAGGTACGACGATCATGTAGATACAACAAGCAAAGTACCTGTTATCAGCGCGTACTATCACAAAAACGGTGTGTTGCACTACATACTCTTCGTGCCCGGTACTGTACTTTATGCAACGGAGAACGACCCTGAGAGGGCGCTTACAGGCTGGTACGATCACGGCAAGTACCCGTATGTGTTTGATGTAATGTTCCCCATTGAGGGCAGCCCATGCGGCTACGGTTATGTAGATTTGTGCAAGGCGCCGCAGACGGAAATCGATCTTTTGAAAACTGCGTATGTTGAAAATGCCATGGTAGGCGCAAAGCCGCGATATTCAAGAAAGCAAACTGCGGCGTGAACATAGAGCAGTTTACAAATCTCAATGAATCCATTGTAAACGTTGAGGGCAGCCTTTCCGAGGATAATCTTGCGCCGATAACGCATGATAACCTTGACGGCAACTATATTGAGATGCTGCAGCTTAGTATAAACGAGCTGCGCGAGACATCCGGCAACACGGAGACGGCGACGGGCACAACATCAAGCGGCGTTACGGCCGCATCGGCGATAGCAGCCTTGCAGGAGGCAAGCGGTAAGGGCAGCAGAGATAGCACCAAAGGCAGCTACAGGGCGTACAGCGAGGTAAACTACCTTGCAATAGAGCTGATACGGCAGTTTTACGATGCGCCGCGACAGTTCCGCATTCTCGGCGACGGCGGGCAGGAGATGTTTTTAAGCTACTCCAACGAGGGCTTACAGCCTCAGCCGCAGACATTCAGCGGCTATGATATCGGCAGCCGCATCCCGGAGTTTGATATACGCATTGTGCCGCAAAAGCGCACGGCGTACACGAAGATGTCGAACAATGAGCTTGCTTTGCAGTTTTACGGCCTGGGCTTTTTCAATCCGCAGCAGACTGACCAGGCGCTTGCATGCCTTACAATGATGGATTTTGATAGCATAGATGATATGCGCAAAACCATTAAGCAGAACGGAACACTGTTTGAACGCTTCAATACCCTGCTGCAGGTATCGGCAATGTTAGCGGCAAAGTGCGGCGACGCAAGATCGCTTGCACAGATACAGATGCTTGCGCAGCAGTCCAATGCGCAGATGCCTACAGTACAGGTAACGGGAATGCCAGCCGAAGAACCGGCAAACGGCAGGGAGCATGCACAGGTAAGCAATGCCAGAGCGCAGACGAGAGAGGCGGCAATGCCCGACGGAGGTGCGGTAACATGATAAATATATCTGTAAAAAGCAAAGAGAATATGATCGAGATATGCGCTCAAGGCCATGCAAACGCTGCCCCGAAGGGTGAGGATGTTGTCTGCGCGGCGGCGACGATACTTATAAGGACGCTTGCGAAAACGCTTGAGGCAGCAGTGCCCGATATGGTAAAGACCGATGTTTCGGACGGCAAAGCAGATATAACGGTAACGGGCTATGATCCCGTGGCGGCTGTTGCAATCGAGACTGTATGCACAGGTTTCAGGCTTTTGCAGGCGCAATATCCCGAATATATAAAAATTTTTGCAGAAAAATAAAAAAAGTGGCTAAGGGTGGAGTGACATGCTCCACCCCTTTTTTATTATGCTTAAAGCGTGGACGCGGAACTTGAGTTATTCGTTGTTCACCTCCTTTAAGAGCCGCCCCGGCAGACGGCGGCATGAGTAGTCTGCCAAACCTTTTTCTCACGGACGGGGTGTCTCCCCCTTCACCCCGTCCTTTTTATATACCGCTTTAGTTTAACGGTAAAACGCTCGGAGAGATAGAGATGCAGGTTCGAGCCCTGCAGGCGGTACGACGGACTCGCCCACCTACGGGCAAATAAATAGGAGGCATGTAAATGCACAACAAATTCAAATGGCTGCAGCTTTTCGCGGACGGTACCGGCGATGGCGGAGCGGCCGGTTCGGGCGTTACTTCACTTGCCGACGCCGGGCAGGACACGGGCGTAAATGCGTCTGCCGTCGCCGGACAGACAGTTGAGCCGACTCAGGCGGACAGGCTCAGAGAGCTTGGAGTGCCGGAGGCAAAGCTTAAACGGGCGAAATACAGTCAGAAAGCTGCGCCGCAGAAGCAGCAGGAGACTGCAGCGCAGGCCGCCGCTGCGGAAACACAGGAAGTCACAGAGGAAACCAAGGACACCGCAAAGAGGCTCAGTTGGGATGAGATCATGGCAGACCCCGAATATAACAGGGAGATGCAGAAGGTAGTAAAGGCCGCAAAGGAAAAGCTCAAAACGACGGCTGAGGGGCTTGAAAAGCTTGCACCGGCCATTCAGCTTATTGCGAAGAAATACGGAGTTGATGCATCGGACTACGACGCTGTTTCAAAGGCAGTCGTGGATGATGATGCATACTACGAGGAACGCGCAATGGAGCTGGGCGTTACCACCGATGTCGCAAAGCAGCTTGATAAATCGGAGAAAATGATGCGAGCCGCCGAGGAGCAGCAGCAGAAGTTTATCAACGAGCAAAAGCTCATGGAACATATCGGAAAGCTTAACAGGCAGGCTATCGAATTGCAGCAGAAGTACCCTGATTTTAACCTCGGCAAGGAGCTTAACAACCCTACCTTCGCACGGCTTACCGCGCCTGACCTCAACCTCCCGCTTGAGGACGCTTACGAGCTTGTCCACCGAGAGGAAATCAAGGAGAACATAAGGCAGGCAGCGCTAAAAGCGTCGATACAGCAGGTTTCAAATGCGGTGCAGTCCAACAAAAACCGCCCCAATGACGGTGTGAGCAAGTCCTCTAACGCTTCTGTTCAGACGTTTAATTACCAAAACGCCACGAAAGCACAGCGAGAGGCACTAAAAGCCCGGATAAGATCGGGCGAAAAGATATTCCCCGGTCAGCTTTAAGCGCCCCGTCGTTTCTGCTAGTGGCACAGCTATGAAAGGAAACGATAAATGATTGATTTTAATTGGCTGCAGCTTTTTGCAGATGCAGGAACCGTTGTTAATACCCTTGTAAACAATGGTACTTCCAACTACACCAACGCATACACCGGCGACGCTGTTGCCGCAAACCCCAGCACCAACACTCTCGCGCCGGAGCTCAAGACCTTTTACGATACTGAGCTGCTGGAAAATGCACGAACCGAGATGTTTTACGCGCAGTTTGGCCGCAAGCAGCGTCTGCCGAAAAACGGCGGAACTACTATTGAGTGGAGAAAGTTCAACACCTTTGATCGTGCAAGTGAGCTCAAGGAGGGCGTAATCCCCACCGGCCAGCAGTTTGGCTCTTCGAGCCTTACAGCATCCATCTCGCAGTACGGCACTTACACCTCCATTACCGATAAGCTTGAAATGCGAGCCTATGATAACGTCATTCTCGCGGCAACCGAGGAAATGGGCGCATCCGCTGCGGCAACGCAGGAAACCCTCATCCGTAATGCGCTGCTTGTCGGTACTAACGTAATGTACTGCGATAATATCGACGCTGACGGAAACAAGCTTTCTACGCCTACCACGCCGGCAACCATGGGCGCAGGCGGCAGCACTGCCGGTACGGGCGGCGCTTCGACTCCCGACGGCTGGGCGCTGCTTACCCCCACCATGGTAAACAAGGCAGTCACCAAGATGAAGAAAGATCGCGTTCCTCGTATCAACGGCAAGTATTATGCGGTTATCCATCCCTCTGTTGCGTATGATCTGCGCCAGTCCAAGGAGTGGATAGAGGTACATAAGTATGCCGCTACCGGCGAGATATTCAACGGCGAGATCGGCGAGCTGCACGGCTGCCGCTTCATTGAGGATACCTTCGCTCCCATTCTCGGCGGCGGCTATATCTACTCCGGCAGTACTACCTACAAGAACAAGTCCAACGGCGTTACCTATGCCACTTACTTCTTCGGCAAGGACGGCTTTGGTATCGTTGATCCTGAGGGCGGCGGCCTTGAAATGATCATCCACGACAAGGACGAGATCGGCGGTCCGCTCAATCAGTTCAGCACCATCGGCTACAAGTTTGAAACCAACGGCGCTACCATCCTGTACCCGGAGCGTGTGCTCCGTGTAATGTCCGTCAGCTCGTACTCTGCAACTGACGAGGAAAACAAGTAATCCGGCAAGGGGAGGGGATATCCCCTCCCTCCCGTGAAAGGAGACAATATGGCAAACACCAAGAAAACGGAAGCAGAAGATAAGATTGAGGTTTTTATACCTCGCGGCGACAGGAACAGCGATCCGAACAAGTATGTTTCGGTAAACGGCAAGAATTATCTGCTTCCCAAGGGCAAAACATCCCTTGTGCCCAAATGCGTAGCGGACGAGATCGAGCGAGCCAACTACGCACAGCGCATGCTTGATGAGAGCATAGATGCGCTTAAATTCAATAATGCGTAACGGCGGACACGCCATTAACACAAAAACAGCACAGCCGCCTGCAATGGCGGCTGTTTTAATAGGAGAATTACGACATGACAATTGCTGAAGCTATAGATTTAACCGATAAGCTCACACCAAATGCATATGAGGAAACCGACAAGGTACGCTGGCTGCTTGAGATAGACAGCCTTATATACAACGACCTCATAGCAACGCATGAGGGCGCTGAAAGCGTCAGCAAGCCCGAATACACGGCAGACGATATTGCCGCTGTGCTGTTAGCTCCCGAACCGTATGCAGAGGATATATACGTTAACTTTCTGCAAGCCAAGATAGCGCAGCAAAACAGCGAGGACGCAAAGTACAACAAGGCGGTGTTGTTTTACAACGACGGCTATACACGCTTTGCAAAGGCGTACAACGCGGCGCATAGGCCGTTGCCGCAGGGTACGTATTTTAAGTTTTAGGAGGGTAAAAATGCCTACCTACGTTACCATACCTGAAAGCAGTGCGGTCGAGATCGTTACAGATACTTTCGGAGGCTATAACCACAACCTCAAAATAAGCGACGGAGAGTTTTATGATATGAAAAATCTCACGTCGGACTATTATCCGCTCATGGGCAACAGAGATACGCGCAGCATCATTGCAGCCGGCGAATTCACATCGATATACGGCATGATAGCGGATGCTGATGCGAACCTCTATGTTGTGGGCAAAAAAAGCGCTGCCGAGCAAAATGCGGCGCTGTACAAGATATATCGCGGCACGGGCACATATGCCGCTATCAAAAAAATAGTGCTCACCGTGGACGGCACGGCGGACAGTTCAGCGACCATAGACGCAAGCAATAAGCAGATGATGTTCTTTTCAAACAAGATCGTCATTTATCCGGATAAACTCAGCATCAAGGGAGAGAGCGGCACGGTCACGGATGAGACGGAAAATCACGAGTTTGAGCGGCTTTACAAGGAAATAAGCGTAACGGCAACAGCGGAAGCACCGATAAAATTCACGCCATGCGACGAGGACGGCGAGGCGGTGACTTTTACAAAGGCCGACACAGCACCGGCAGAGCCGAAAAGCGGCGATCTGTGGCTTGATACGTCAAACGCCGAGGCGCTTGTGTGGAAAAAATACATTGCAGGTTCGTGGGCGAAAACGAGCGATATCAAGTCCCGCGTCGTGCTGCCGATGGGCACAATGACCGAAAAAGAGATAGAGCGGAAGATAAGCATAGACTCAGGCGACACGATAGAGATATCCTTCACCGGCGCTACGTTCTCTGAGGGCGATAACTCGGCAAAATTCGAGGGCACACACACTCCAAACAAGCGAGTTATCCACAAAACGAATGAGACCATAACCGACAGCGGCGTAAAGTCGTACACAGTCGAGCTCATCTATGTTTTTACCGATATAATCACGGGCGAGTTTACACAGACGGCGGGCAGTATAAAGCTTTACAGAGATGCTCCCGATCTTGATTTCGTAGTGCAGGCGCAAAACCGCATCTGGGGCTGCCGATACAGCTATGATGCAACGGAAGCGGCGGCGAAAACGAACGTAAACGAAATATACGCCTGCAAGCTGGGCGACGAAACGCGCTGGTCAACTTACAAGGGCATAGCGACGGATGCTTACAGAGCCTCGATAGGCACTCCGGGCGCGTTCACGGGCGCTGCAAACATCGGCGGCAACCTGATTTTCTTCAAGGAAAACTGCTATCACAAGGTGTATGTTTCCTCAGCCGGGGCACATCAGATAGTGGATAAGACCGTGCAGGGCGTTCAGACGGGGTGCAGCGGCTCGGTAGCTGTCATAAACGATGTTTGTTACTACAAGGCGCGAGGCGGCGTGATGGCCTTTGACGGCTCTCAGGCATATGACATAGGCGCACCGCTGGGAGATGTGTATTATGTCGCAGCAGAGGGCGGCAGCGCAAACGACAAGTATTATTTATCACTTAAGGACACAGCCGGAGTTTGGTCACTGTTTGTTTACGACACAAAGCGTGGCTTGTGGCACAAGGAGGACGAAAAGCACGCGCTCGCCTTCTTCTCGATAAATAATGAAACCTTCTTTGTCACAGAGGGCGCGGACGGCTGCTCGATAAACCTCGTTTCAAACTACACGAAGGCCGGCAACTCTGAGCCGGAATTTGAATGGGAAGCCGTTACCGGCTTGCAGGGCTACAACTACACGGGGCAAAAGTACATAAGCCGCTTTAACCTGCGCATGATGCTGCCGAAGGGCTCGGAGATGCACATTTACATCGAATATGACAGTTCGGGCGTGTGGGAGCATCAGGGGCGTATAAAGGGAAGGGGTACGACCTCGTTCATGGTGCCGGTGAAACCCAAGCGCTGCGACCATTTCAGGATAAAGCTTGAAGGGCACGGCACGGTGCGCCTGTACAGTTTCAGTAAACTGTTTGAAGGAGGCACAGATATCAAATGATAATAATACCTCAGCCGCCGCGAATATCCGGCACGAGCGAAGAAAAAGTGACGCAGCTTTACCGCTATACGGTCAGGCTCGCAGAGGAGCTTTCCGTTTGGCTGAATGTTGATACAACAGGCACGGACAGCACGAGCACGACGACGGAGAGCAATGTCGTGATATCCGCAGTTTCTTCCGACAGCAACATAGCATTCGGCACGTTCTCAATGACATACGACACGGAGAACGAAACATCGGTGAGCGTGAGTTTCGGCAGCAAGGTGAAGTTTGCGGATAAGCCCGTTGTTATATGCTCACAGCCGTTTTCAGACCGAAACATAACGATAAAATCCGACAACGTAAGCAAAACCGGCTTTACCGCCTCTCTCCCCAAAGCAGACGAGGCCGGGAGCTGCACAGTGATGTATATAGCAGTCGGAAAAGCACAGGATTAACGGAGGATTTATATGCCTACATGGAAAGCATGGAAAGACAAGAATAATAACGTATTTTATTTTGACAATGATCACGACTACCAAGCAGACATAAATGCAGCTGTTGCAAAAGGCGACACGGCGGCAGCAGCTAAAGCATGGGATTTGAGGCGCGCAAAGGGAGAGGCTAACGGCCTTAATCTTAAGATGGGCAATACAAACCCCTATGGAACAACCGGCGGTATTTACAACGGCACAAGCTACAGCAATTCTATAGACTACGGCCTCAGCGCCGATGCAAAGTTTGCTGCCGGAGACATAGAGGGCGCGAGAGAGGATGAGCGAAAAGGAAACGCAAAAATCCTCGGTAATAACATGAATTTAGAGCTTCGCAACAAATATGGAAGCTACAGCGACACCGGCAAAGACACACCATCGACGGATTACAACTCCAAGTATTCCGAAGATTTGGACAAAATCCTTGGTTCAATTACCGATGCAATAACTAATGCTCCGACTATTTCCATGCCGGGGTATTCGGCACCGACATATAATCCGCAGTATGATGCGCAGATAGACGAGCTTTTGAACAAGCTTTTGAACCGTGAGCCGTTTGAATACAACGAGGAGTTAGACCCGCTGTATCAGCAGTATAAGGATATGTACACAAAGCAGGGGCAGCTTGCCATGGAGGATACAATGGGCCAGGCGGCGGCGCTCACCGGCGGCTACAGCTCAACGTATTCTCAGGCGGTCGGCCAGCAGATGTACAACGCATATCTCAACAAGGTACAGGAGATGCTGCCGGAGTTCTACGATAGGGCATACGGCCAGTATCAGGACGAGGGCACAAATCTGAAAAACCTCTACAACATGTACATTGACCGTGATCAGGTCGATTTCCAGCGCTATCAGCAGGAGGTCGCAAACGCACAGGCGGCATATCAGGCAGCTGCGGCTGCGGCAAGCATGGCATATCAGCAGCAGCAGGATAACATAAGCAATCTTGGCAACCTGTATGGCCTCGTTTCCGGCGCGGATGCAACGGATTATGAGCGGTTCCTCAACAACTGGAACATGAACAACACGCTTGACCAGCAGGAATACAACAAACTCATTGACAAGTGGAATCAGGACATGCAGCTAAATGAGAGCAATTACAACAGGCGACAGGACACCCAGAAGCTTGCGCAGAGTCAGATTGACGCAATCATTGCGGCCGGCGGCACGCCCTCTCAGGCGCTTATAAGTGCATCGGGCTATGACCCGTCGTATATCAACTCCCTCATGAGCTACTATCAGCAGCAGGCGGCGACTCAGACGGCGGCACGAAGCGGCGGCAGATCAGGCGGCGGCGGTGGAAGCAGCAGAACATATCCGAGCGATAAGGATTATAAGGTCAATAAGGACGGAAGTGTTTCGGTCAAGAAAGTGCGGCAGCTCAGTTATCAACCCGACGAGGGCGTTTTCAAGTGGAACGGTAATCAGTATACGAGCGTTGATAGTTTGCTGGACGCATGGGAGAAGAAATCAGACCTTACCAACGATGATATCAGTATTCTCAAACGTAAACTTTATTCGCAGATGGGCAGAGGGTAATGCGAGGTATAATGAATGGCTAAAAAAATCAACAGGGAAGAAATAAAGGCCGAAGTAAAAAGGCGGCAGCAAAACGCAGCGAGAGATTATGCCGAAAAAGCCAATTTGATAGCCGCTGGTTATAAAACCGCAAAAACAAACAGCGCCTCCGGCTCTGCCGGTAAAAAGCCAATAGGAGCAAGCAATTCCAAATCGAACGTACTTTCTCAGATCGATGAGATACGAAACGATCTCGGCAGCAGAAATAAACTTAGCGCAGATGCGCTTATGGCCAATAACCCGGCGTATGTATACACGAAAGCATACGGCGATGGAACGACCGGCGCGGCGGCGAACAAGCCGGTAAAGGGCACGGCGACACCTCGTAGCCGCTTCGAGCCTGCCGACACCGGCAGACCGCTTGGCAGAGCATCGGCGCAAAGGGCTTTTACGTCCACGCCCACGGGCAATTTCAAGGGTGAGGCGATTTTAAAAAGCGCACTTTCTTCATCGGGTGCGGCCTATAAGAAGCTGGGCGCGGATGTTACGTCCTCGACCGGCAATCTTTCAATGGGTGAGAGCGCACGAACGGCAATAAACGAGGCCAAGACTGCGAAAAAAGAGGGCAGGCAGGTCAAGCCGGGACAGGCGCAGCGTAAGGCGGAGCAGGAGAAGATAAAAAGCTTTAATAACGGCTGGGCGGGAGATTTCAAGCAAAAGCTGCTGGAAAGCGCCGAGGAAAGCTCAAAGCGCGCGTATGAGTACGAGCAGGAGGCAAAGCGGGGCTTGGGCAAATTCGGCCAGGGCGTTGTTGACTTCGGCATAGCAGGCGCACAGTTTGCCGGTGACGCGCTGCTTAACGCTGTTGCACCCGGCACAGGTATTGCAGCAATGGCAGGACGCGCATACGGTTCTGCCTCACTGGACGCACAGCAGCGCGGCCTGAGCGAGGGTGAGCAGCAGATATCCGGTTTAAAGAGCGCGGCTATTGAAGTGCTTACGGAAAAGCTCTTCGGCTCGGTCTCCAAGGTCGCATACGGCAAGGGCATTATCAGAAACGAGAGCCTTGTCAACAGCCTTGTAAACCGCCTTGCAAAGACAGACAGAGGCCGCACGGCATTAAAGGTCTTAGTCGGTGCAAATGAAGAGGGCATGGAGGAAGTGCTCTCGGATATCCTCAACCCTATCGCAGATCGCATGCTAAAGCTTGACGATGGTAAAGGTGACTGGTCAGACCTTGCCGATGATTATGACACTCAGCAGATGCTTGAGGACTACATCATAGGCGGTGCGCTCGGCCTTGCGGGTGCCGGTACAAACGTTGTCAGCGGCCAGTACAGAGCTGAGAACGCGCAGCAGAGAGCGTATGAGGAATATCAGCGCCAGTTAGTCAATGCCGGTCTTGCCACGGAGCAGGGCGGCGACGCGCAGCTTACGGCAGAAAAGTATAAAAGCATCCTCGATCAGAGCACACAGCGCGGCAAGCGCAATCTCAGCGACAAGGAAACTGAAAACCTCGAGAGTTTGATACGTGGCACATACGCTCAGGAGGACGCAAGCGACGTAAGCACACGCCTTGCGCAGCTGGGTACGGATGTTTCGGAGCAGACCGTAAATGCCATAGTCAAGGCCGTAAACGGCGAAACACTCAGCAGAGCGGAGCAGAAAGCATTTGATGCAAACCCATATTCTCAGCGCGTCGTTAACGAAATGCTCGACGCAGAGGGCGTAACAAGCAACGAATGGTACGCGGACAGGGCAAGTACGCAGAGCTTCACGCCGGAGGTCAGCAGCGGCATCAATATAGAGCAGGCACAAAATGTCCTTAACACCAGCACGGCGAACAATCCCCAATTTGTAAACAGTATGGCTCGTCAGTATGAAGTTGCGCCGGAAGTGGTTGAGCGCACATACAATCTCAATCCGACAGCCCCGCAAGCGTTTGAAACGGCGTTCAATGCTGTTTATCAGATGGGGCAGCAGGGCACGGACAAGGCCGCGCTCGGCAAAGTACCCGTACTCAGCACGGCACAGGCGAACATTGCGTATCAGATGGGCGCGGACAGCGTAATGAGCACCGAAACAGCAGCGCCGGTCACTAACAATAACACACAGGAGGTAAACGATAATGGAGTACGTATACACAACGTCGCGGAGCGGATTAACGGTCAGAATACCGAAGGACAGATACGCGGAGTGGAAACAGGCACAGGAGAAAATGTCTCCGGAGGAAGTCAAAAAGAACAAGGCGGCGCTGGCGCGGCTCAAATCAAAGCTGGCGAAAAAGTAAGCTACAAGGGCAAGCAGCAGAAAGGCGTTTATTATGCCGCAGAGGACACCGAGGACATGAAAAAAGGCCGCAAGCTCGCGGAGAGCTACGGCTATAAGGCCACATATTTTGTGGGCGGCAATATCCGCTATGCCGGCGGCGAGTTCAGGGGCGCTGTTGACACGGCAAAAAAGACCGTCATGGTGAGAGCAGACCATCCCTACTACACCGCAGAGCAGATAATGCGCCACGAGATGGGGCATGCCGCGTTTAAAAACGGCGAGCTGAGCTTGAACGAGGCAAAAGAAATGCTGCTTGACAATTTCACTGAGGACGAATTAAACGAGCTTGTCGAGATATACAGCAGCGAATACGGCGGCATTCTCAGCGCCGAAGAGGCTTTTGAAGAGATATGCTGCGATGCGCTGGGCAGAATGAACATCTTCGAGGGCACGGACTTAAACAGCGAAAGCTACGGGAAAGCACAGGACACCGTGCGCAAATACGCCGTCGATAAAACCGGCAGCAAGGGCAGAGCACCGCCGAAAAAGGGCGGGGAAATGTATTCGCGCGAGGCAAGCCTGACCAATGCAACAAAAGCCATTCAAAACATGGGCAGAAAGAGTATTAACGACTTCACATCTGCGGATATTGAAAAAACACGTCCTTTTGCAGAAAAATACTGGCGCGAGATGGGCACAAAATCACCGTTTTTCAGGGCGTGGTTCGGAGACTGGCGAACCAATGATAAAACTGCTGCTGCCGTGGTCAATGTAGGCGGCGGAAGCTTTAAGTCCGGAAAGACAGTTAACAAAGACACCGGTACAGTTCTTTCGTGGGGAGATGTTCTTAAGAAGGAGACAATTGTTCATCAGTCGAGCGGTGGCGTAGCAAGTCGTGCGCTGGGTGCGATAGAGGATATAGTTGAAAATGCGATATTGCTTGATACTTACACTTCAAGTCTTTCAAGTAAGACGAAGCTGCCAGGGACGGCATTTATGCATAGTTATTATACTGTCGCAAATTACGAAGGAACAGATTACCTGCTCAAGCTGTTTGCAGAGGAAGCGGTTTCACTGAAAAACGGCGAGATATTCACTCGTGCGTATGAGCTTAAAGACATAAAGAAAGTGGCTGCACTGCCTAACGGTGTTCTCTCCCAAACAGGAGGCTTAACCGATGGCAATACATCCACTACACTTACAGTAGCAGATATTGCTGCGATTGTCAAGAAGTACGACAAAAGCTATAAGCCCAAGCCAGCAAGCAAGGTCGTTAACGAGGATGGTACACCGAAAATTGTATATCATCAGACAGAAAATGAGTTCACGGTTTTTGAAACGAGACGCGAAGGCGCAGGCACAAGGGATAATGGAACACCGTTTGGCATATTCCTCAAGAGCAGTAACAAAGACATAGGTCTGCGCGGCAAAAAACAGATGGCATTGTATGCGAGAATAGAAAGCCCACTCCGTGCGAAAAACAGAAGCGAATTATTAAAAGCTATGCAAAGCATGTCTTCTGAATATGCAGAGATCATAAATCGGCACGAAGCGCTTGACCGCGAGTACAAAGAAAAAACTCAATCAGCAATGAGAGAATTCAAAAATTACATGATCGAATGGAGAGCTGATAATCCCGGAGTAGACAGCCGTGCGCTGTATGATGATGCGAAGTTTAACGAACTGTTCGAGGCTGAGGATACTCTCGCAAGTGAATGGACAGAAAAAGCGGACATGTTGTCTACAAAAGCCAAGGAAGCACTGACAAAAGCGCTCGAAAGCAATGGCTATGATGGTGTTATTCTTGAAAGAGATGATGGCAGTTTCGGACGCAGTACTGATGCCTATATTGCCCTGCGTCCCGAACAAGTTAAGTCCGCAACTGATAACATCGGCACATTTGACAGCAGCAACCCCGATATCCGCTACTCCCGCGAGCCGGAGAGACTTAACGAGCTGAGGCGGCAGAATGAGCGGAAGCTTGCACAGGCTACGGCGGAGGATGCCGCAAACGAGAACGAGCGCGGCCTTATACGCGACTATCAGAAGCAGTACAGCAAGGTCGAGGACATACGCGAAAAGCTCAGTGCGGCACAGCAGGCGCTCACAGAGGCGGAGGATAGCGGCGCAGACTACGACACTACCACCAAGGCGAAAAACCGCTTTACGGTACTCAGCAATCAATATGCGCGTGAGCACAGGAAACTCGAAAGCTACGCCAAACTGAAAGCCCTTCAAAACGTTCTCACGAGAGTTGATGAGCGGTTGGGCAACGACCTGCCGGAGGGCATGGGCGCAGCTTCCGCAAACTTCACGGGAGAGGAAACCGTGGGCGAGCGCTGGGTAACGGAGGCTCAGGGCGAGGGCGACAGCGCACTGCACCCGATAAGCAAGGAGCAGGAGGCAAATCTCGCCGAACAGCAGCACAGAGCGCCGCAGGAGATACCAAAGGAAGATCTGAACGGCAAGCTCACGAGCAAGCATGTTTCCACCATAGCCAACAGCGGCATGACACCGGCTGAGTTCTCCGACGCGCTGAGAGAGGATGCGGCACTGGGTAAGTTCTCGCACATTGCGTACTCCGACGAGGAAGCGCTTAAAAAGGCCGAACGCGCTATCTCTGACGACGGCTGGGATCAGGCGCTTGCAAACTACAAGGCCGAGATAAACAGCGGCAAAGTATCGAAGGACAACACCGTTATGGGCATTGCCCTTTACAACAATGCCGTCAACAGCGGAGACTACGTAACGGCGATGGACATTGCATCGCTCATGGTCAAAAACTCCACGAACACGGCGCAGTCCTTGCAGGCTATGCGCATTCTCAACAAGCTTTCGCCCGAATGCAGACTGTACCTCGCGGCAAAGTCGATAGAGAACATCGAGGAAGACCTCAACGAGCGGTACAAGGACAACAAGGCGGATATACATGTTGACAAAATCCTTTACGATGAGTATGCCAAGGCGCTCAGACAGGGCGACGAGGATGGCATAAAAACCGCATGGGCGAACATAGAGCAGAGCGTAGCACAGCAGATAGATGCGACGTGGTACGAAAAGCTCAACAACTTCCGATATCTCGCAATGTTAGGCAATCCGAGAACGCATGTCCGAAACATCGTAGGCAACGCATTTTTCGTGCCCGTCAGAGCCGTCAAGAATACGATAGCATACGGCCTTGAGAATATAGCCGACGCGAAGATAAACGGCGGCATTGAACGCAGCAAGGCAATACTTAACTCAAGTAATGCGGCGGATGCGGCGCTTGTCAAATACGCAATGTCGGACTATGAGGCTGTGCAGGAGGTCATACTTTCGGGCGGCAAGTATGTCGATACATTTCAGGGCATCGACAAGCACAGGACGATATACAAGACAAAGATACTTGAGGCGGCACGCAAGAGCAACTCGGCAGCGCTCGACGCGGAGGATGCATGGTTCTGCAAGCCTGCGTATGCAAACGCGCTTGCCAAGTGGTACAAGGCAAACGGCATAAGCGCCGAACAGCTCAACACGGGCAAAGTGCCGGAGGAGACGATAATCAAGGCACAGACCATTGCCATCAAGGAAGCGCAGAAAGCCACTTACCGCGATACCAACTGGTTTTCCGCTCAGGTCAGCAGGCTCGGCAAGGTGGATAACAAAGTTGCTGCTGTGCTCATTGAAGGCGTTCTTCCGTTCAAGAAAACCCCGGCCAACATATTAGCCCGCGCTGTTGAATACTCGCCGGTCGGGCTTATAAAGTCCCTTGCGCTGGACACTAAAAAGGTCAAGGCATATGTAAACGGCGACGTTGAAAACGGCATGAGCCCTGCGCAGTTTATAGACGATGTTTCGGCAGGGCTTACGGGCTCGGCGCTTATGGGGCTGGGTATACTTTTGGCCTCATGGGGCGTTCTGAGCGGCGGCGAAGGCGACGACGATAAGCAGAATTATTTTGACGAGCTGAGCGGCAAGCAGAATTACGCCTTGAGCATAGGCGGACTGAGCATCACGCTTGACTGGCTCGCGCCGGAGAGCATGCCGCTGTTTGTCGGCGTTGAGCTGTTCAACTCCCTGAGCAGCAAAAACGAGGACAAGGGATTTTTGCAGAACCTCATGAGCTCGGTCATGAGCCTGAGCACACCGATGTTTGAAATGTCCATGCTGCAAAGCGTAAACGATCTTTTCGATAACCTCGCGTACATCAAGCAGGGACAGGGTACTTTCAAAATCGTATCGAGCATGGCGGCAAACTACATATCGCAGTATTTCCCGACGCTGTTCGGACAGGCTGAACGCTCATTTGAGGAAGCTCAGCGCGAGACGACATACATTGATCGAAACAGCAAAGTCGGCTCTGAGCTGCAATATATGTGGGGCAAGATCGCAAACAAGATACCGTTTTACGATTTCAGCCAGATACCGTACATCGACGCATGGGGGCGCACGGAGGAGACCGGCAACCTCTTTGAAAGAATGCTCAACAACTTTGTAAATCCCGCATACGTCAAGAAGGAGCGTCCGACGGAGATAGACGGAGAGCTCGAGCGGCTTTACGATCTCGGCGAAACGAGCGTATATCCCAGCCGTGCAAAGACGAACACCAAGATAAACGGCGAGTACCTGACAGCCGACGAGTATGTAAAATACGCGACGACGAAGGGCCAGACTTCATACGAGCTTGCGCAGGGCGTTATAAACAGCGCGGCATATTCCGGTGCGGCAGACCCCGAAAAGGCGTACATGCTCAAATATGTCTATTCCTACGCCGATCATATTGCAAAGTACGAGGTCAACAACGACTATTCGCTTGCAAAATGGGAGATGGCGGCATACAAGAGCGCAAACCCGATGCAGGCTATAATCGACCACGCACGGGAAAAATACAATCCCGACAAAGAAAACTAAATAACATGGCAAGGGTGGAGTTACATGCTCTGCCCTTTTTTATTATGCTTGAGATATAAGCGAAAAGGAGGCAATGCCTTTGACAACTATAATGATCGGAAAGGCGCTGGCGGCGGTCACGGAAAACGAGACGCTTACCAGCGGCATGATAAACGCAAAGATCAAATTTGAGTTTTCCGAGGACTGGACTTCAAACATTTCAAAAACCGCGATATTCACGGCAGGCGACGTTACAAAGGTCGTGCTCGACTCGTACTGGGAAAACAATGTCTGCTCCATACCGCAGGAGTGCCTTGCAAAAAGCGACGAGATACTTATGGTCGGCATTTACGGCGCGGACAACGCAAACGTCGTTGCGATACCCACGGTGTGGGCGACGGTCGGCAAGATACGCAAGGGCTATGAGGGCTATGAGGACGTATCGACCGGCACACTGCCCATATGGGCTCAGGTGCAGTCTGCTGCGGCGCAGTCGGCAACGGCGGCAAAGAATGCCCAGGACGCTGCGGAAGCGGCGCAGGGCAAGGCTGAGGACGCACAGGCGGCAGCGGAGACGGCACAGGCCAAGGCCGAGGCTGCACAGAGCAAGGCGGAAACGGCGCAGAGCAAGGCCGAGACAGCTCAAGGCAAAGCGGAGAGTGCACAGTCGGCGGCAGAAAGCGCGGCAACATCGGCTTCCGGTTCTGCATCAGCGGCGGCAAGCTCTGCATCGGCGGCGGCTTTATCCGAGGATGCGTCGGCAGAATACGAGGCCGGAGCAAAAACGGCAGCGGCCTCGGCGGCGGCAAACGGTAAATTATCCGAGAGCTGGGCGGTCGGCGGCACAGGCACACGAACCGGAGAGGACACGAACAATGCCAAGTACTGGGCTATGGCCGCGCAGGGAGCTGCCGGCGGCGGCGTTACGAGCTTCAACGGACGCTCCGGCGCTGTTACGCCCAAGACAGGCGACTACACCGCCACAATGGTCGGAGCGGACGCGCAGGGCGCGGCACAGACCGTGCAGAACAACTTGAATACCCACGCGCAGAACACCACCGTGCACATCAGCGCCGCAGAGCGGACGAACTGGAACGGCAAGCAGAACGCTTTGACATTCGACTCAACGCCCACGGCAGGCAGCACAAACCCGGTTACTTCGGGAGGCGTAAAGGCGGCGCTTGATGATCTACCTCAGCCCATCATCGGCACCGCGCCTCCGACGACATCGACCGTCGGTGTTGTCGGGCAGGAGTACATCGACACGGCGGCAAAGCTTGTTTATCACTGCACAGCGGCGGCGGCTACGGGGTATACGTGGATATCAGCCGACAAAAACCTGCAAGACACAAAGCAGGACAAAGCCACAGCTATCACCACATCGAACATAGCAAGTCAAACCGTTAACAGGGCGAAGTATGCAACCGACGGTGTAGCGGTCGGAACGCCTGTACTGCGCAATCAGTATTTTTCAAGTACGGAATCGACGCCGACCGTAAACGGGCAAATATGCTGGGTGTACGGCTAAGGGGGCGCGGATATGGCACACAAAACTTTAATCAATGGTACTTCCTATGATATCAAAAGCGGTAGAACCTTAATCGGCGGTACCGGTTATGACATCAAGAAAGGCCGGACGCTTATTGGAGGTACGGGGTATGATATAAGCTTTGGAACGCCTGTTGGAGAGCTTGCAGTTGGGTCGAGTGTGTATATGAACGTCGGCGGAGTTCGCAAAGAATGGCTTGTTGTGCATCAAGGTAATCTAACACCCGCGTATTACGATGATACTTGTAATGGCACATGGTTATTGTTGAAAGATATTTATGCCCTTATTGAGTTTGCATATGAAACAAATGACGAAGCCGGTGGATATAGATATTATTATGAGTATTCAAAAGTCGATAACTATCTAAGAAACACATTCTTCCCATTATTAGAACCCCATATTCAGTCACTGATTAAACAAATTAATCTCCCGTTAATTAGCCGTGCCAGTGCAACATATAATCCGCCAACAACAGTACCACGAAAAATATTTTGCCTTGACAGAGCTGATTTGGGATTTGGTCACTGGTCAGGTGAAACATATGTACCATTGAGTTACTTTCCGAATCAAACATCTTCGAGCAATAAAAAGAAAATTGGTTACTATAATGGCCAAGCGACAAGCTGGTATACTCGAGACGATTTTTCCAATGACCTTACTATTGTCTACACCTCAGGGAGTTTGGCATATTTAACCTCTGTCACTGGCAAAGAAGAAGGCATTCGACCTTCTCTTGTTCTTCCATCCGACGATGCAAAATTCGATGATAACTTCAACATATTTTAGGAGGTACACAATGACCTACATCAAAGTAAACAACACACTATACCCAGCGGAAATAGGCGGCAGAATAGGCGACTACGAGTGGGACAGGCGTGACACGAAGTCTATCACGCTTAACATGACTTACGCCGACGTACTTGCGCTGATGCCCGACAATACGCCGTGGAGCATCGTTCAGAAAGACACGGTGCAGAAGCTAAGCGAGGACGGCCAGCCGATGATAGACAGCAGCGGAAATCCCGTAATGGAAGAAGTCACGAGCGAGTTTGACAACTCGGAATACAGCATGAGCGGCGTTATCCGCGATAACCGCGACGGCACTGTTACCATCAAAATGGGCAAGCCTACGGAGATCGAGACCGTGACGGAAAACGCCATATCAGCAAGCGACCTTGAGAACGCCTACAAGGAAGGAGTCAACAGCATATGATGACGAAAACAGAGGCCATGACCAAAATGAAGGAAAAGGGCGCGGATGATGCGCTCAATCTGCGCGGACGTGCAAGCACGATGGACGGCACGGCGATAATCGCGGAGGAAAGCAAAGTGCCCGATTTCGACGCGCAGAAGGATTACAGCGCATGTCCGGTGGGAACGCCGGTAGCCGATGAGGGGCAGGTGTGGAAGCTTATCCAGCCCTACAACGCAGTAAACTACAGTGGCCGACCGTCAACGCTTCGCGCTCTATGGGGGCTGTGTCACACGACCGACCCGGCCAAGGCCAAGCCTTGGGTCGATGCTTACGGAACAAGCGGTATGTATATGGCCGGGGAGTGTTACCGTGATGCCGACGGCAAAGTGTATCGCTGCAAACAGGACAACTGCGTTTATGACGTGGCCGCGCTGCCGTCGGCGTGGGAGGATGCAACAGCATGACCTACACAAACAGTCAGCTTGTGGACTACACGCGCATATCGCCTTACAGGGGCAGCAGAAACGGGCATGTAATCGACACGATCACAATTCACTGCGCAGCAGCACAGGCAGCAGTTGAAACGCTGGGCAGCTTGTTTCAGACAAAGCAGGCCAGCGCCAACTACGGCATAGGCCCCGACGGCAGAGTTGGAATGTACGTAGAGGAAAGAAACCGCAGCTGGGCGACCTCGGACGGGGAAAACGACCGCCGGGCGGTGACTATCGAGGTGGCCTGCGAAAACAGGCATCCGTACAGGGTAAACGGCGCGGCTTACAAGACGCTGCTCGACCTTGTGACGGATATATGCAGGCGCAACGGGATCAAAAAGCTGGTATGGAGTACAAGCAAGGACGACCGCGTAAACCACAAGAACGGGTGCAATATGACCGTTCACCGCGACTATGAAAACAAGGCCTGCCCCGGGCAGTGGCTTTATGAGCGACACGGGCAGATAGCGGCCGAGGTAAACAAAAGACTTACGGAGGATGAAGAAATGGTCAGATGGAAAACGATAGAGGATGTGCCGGAGGGCTTTTACCGTGACACCGTCAGGCAGCTCATGCAGGACGGCATAATCAAGGGCAAGGGCAACGGCGTTATCGACCTGACGGAGGATATGCTCAGGGTGACGATATATAACAAAAGAATGATTGAAATGATATTGGAGAAATAAGTATGGCAGAGAGCATAATAGTCGCTATCATAACGGGCGTTTTAACGCTCATCGGCGTACTTATCAGCAACAGCAAATCACAGGCGGTAATGGAAACAAAGGTGAACGAGCTGACACGAGAGGTCAGGGAGCATAACAACTTTGCAAAGCGTATGCCTGTAGTAGAGGAACAGCTCAAGGTGGCAAATCACCGGATAGCAGACCTTGAGGACGACATGAAAAATCATCATCATCATCAACAGGAGGCACATTTATGAAAATCAACTGGACTGTAAGACTTAAAAACAAAACCTTTTGGCTCGCGCTCGTTCCGGCGGTGCTGCTGCTTGTTCAGGTAGTGGCGGCGGTGTTCGGCATCGATCTCAAGCTTGACGCACTGGGAGACAAGCTGCTGGCCGTTGTAAACGCGCTGTTCGCGGTGCTTACCATTCTCGGCGTAGTCACAGACCCAACGACTGCCGGGGTAAGCGACAGCAGGCAGGCTATGGAGTACGATAAGCCGAAGTGTGATAAATGACACAGGCTCGCTTGAGGCTGCCGCCGGACATGGCGCTGCTGCCGCGTGAGAAATGGGAGGAGCTTATATACAGCTCCAATCTCGGGCGCGAGGGCAGCAGGATAGCGGACTTGTATTTTATCCAGCAGATACCGCAGATAGACATAGCAGAAGAAATAGGGCTTGACCGAAAAACCGTCTCGAAGAGAATCACAACGGCAAGGACAAAAATCGAACACAATTACGAGCGGCTTTTCAAAAGCTAAGAGGAGGCAAACACCTCCTCTTTTTTTACGCGCATTTTCCCCATAACACGGACATTGAGTACCCCCTTGAAATTGAAAAAGGCTTTAAGCTTTTAAGTACAAGGAGGCGGCGATATGTTCGTGTTTTTTAATCCCAACCCGGATGCAAAGCGCGTGGGCGACTGCACCGTAAGGGCGATAGCCAAGGCGATGAATACCGTTTGGGATAAGACCTATCTCGCTTTGTGCGTTGAAGGTCTGAGAGTACATGACATGCCCTCGGCAAACAGTGTTTGGGGTAGTTACCTCAAGGCCAACGGCTTTAAACAGCATGCGCTGCTGGACACCTGCCCCGAGTGCTACACGGTCGCCGCCTTCGCCGACGAACATACGCAGGGCACTTATGTGCTCGCGCTGTCCGGCCACGTCGTAGCGGTCGTAAACGGCGACTATTACGACACGTGGGACAGCGGAGACGAGGTGCCGGTCTACTACTTTGAAAAACGGGAGGAACAATAATGGCTTTTGGTTACAACGCGCCGTATGGGTATTATCAGCCGCCTATGATGGACAACCTCGCGCAGATGCGAGCACAGCAGCAGCCTGCACAGCAGGGCATGATCTGGGTGCAGGGAGAGGCGGCAGGCAAGTCGTATCTCGTCGCGCCGGGCAACACAGTGCCACTGTGGGACAGTGAGCGGCAGACGATATACCTAAAGTCCGTAGACGCTTCGGGTATACCGACAATGCGAATACTTGACTATGCGGAAAGAACGCAGTCAATGCCGGCCCCCGGCGTGGAGTATGTGACACGCGCAGAGTATGACGCGCTCGCAAAAAAGGTCGAGGCGCTTATACCGAAGGAGGAAGTAAGCAATGGGTAATCCGCTTTTTCAGGCTATTGGCGGCGGCATGAACCCGCAGTTTCAGAACCTTTTGCAGCGCTTCCAGCAGTTCAAGAGTACGTTCCAGGGCAACCCTCAGCAGGAGGTACAAAAGATGCTGCAAAGCGGCAGGATAACGCAGCAGCAGTTAAATCAGGCGCAGGCATTTGCGCAGCAGTTTCAGACACTTATGAAGTAAGTACATTTTATCCGGCCGGGTATTTGTAAATACATATCGAAAGGAAAACTAAACAATGGCGATTTCTTCTGATGCGCCGGTAATGACTATGCCGGTTGCACCAACCTCAGCAAACAGCGGCTTCGGCGGTTTTGGCGGTGACGGATGGTGGATAATCCTCTTTTTCATCGTGCTTTTCGGCTGGGGCGGTAACGGCTGGGGCGGTAACAATGGCGGAGTGATGGACGGATACGTTCTGACTTCCGACTTTGCAAACCTCGAACGCAAGCTCGACGGCGTTAACAGCGGTCTGTGCGACGGCTTCTACGCCATGAACACGGGAATGCTTAACGGCTTCGCCGGTGTCACTCAGGCGGTTACAAACGGCTTCTACTCTTCCGAGTTGTCACGCTGCAATCAGCAGGCCGCACTTATGCAGCAGCTGAACGCAATGCAGATGCAGGCTCAGGAGTGCTGCTGCGAGAACCGCGCGGCAATTGCTCAGGTGCGTTACGATATGGCAACGCAGGCATGCGACACACGCAACACCATTCAGAACAGCACTCGCGACATTATCGACAACGCCAACTGCAACAGCAAGGCAATTCTCGACTTCCTCGTGAACAGCAAGATGCAGGATTTGCAGACCGAAAATCAGAACCTCAAGCTTGCAGCTTCTCAGGCAGCGCAGAATAATTACCTTGTTTCGCAGCTCAGGCCGTGCCCCACACCGGCTTACATCACCTGTAACCCGTGGGCAGCGTCCGCACCTTACGGCGCTTGCGGTAATTGCGCATAACAATTGCACAGCGCAGCTTTTTCGTGACTTCACGAAAATGATCGGGCTTTTACCGATACTAAGATCAAGCGGTGAGGCTCACGTCTCACCGCATTTTTTATGAAAGGATAAACATTATGGCTGAATTTACAAATTCCAATATAGTCAGCATCGCGGCAGGGCAGAATGTGCCTCTGACGGAAACGGCAGTGCATGGCAATTGCAGTATCGTGCACCGTGAGGGCGCCGGCATTGTCACACTGCGCGGCCTAACAAACCAGTGCAGGGCGCGTTTTCGCGTTGCATTCGGCGCGAACATAGCGATACCAACGGGCGGCACGGTCGAGGCAATAACCGCCGCTATCGCCATAAACGGCGAGCCGCTTACCGCTGCAACGGCGACTGTGACGCCGGCTGTTGTGGGAAATTATTTCAATATTTATGTCGCGGCAAATGTGAATGTTCCGCGTGATTGCTGCCTGACTGTGGCAGTTAAGAACACAAGCGGACAGGCTATTAACTTCGCAAACTCCAACCTGATTGTTGAGAGAATTGCATGAGAGGAGTAAAATTATGAGTATGAGATCACTTGAAAAACTTCGCGATATGCTGTGCGAGGAGCTTGACGATATTGCGGAACAGGGCGAACTGAATACAGGCGCACTTGAGGTCATCGACAAGCTTGTACACAGCATCAAGAACATCGACAAGATCATGATGGCCGATGGCTACAGCCGTACCGGCGAATGGGACGCAGAGGGTTACATGCGCGGCAATAGCTATCGCAGAGGCCGTGACAGTATGGGGCGCTTTACCTCCCGCGATGCCGGGTACAGCCGCAGAGGGTACAGCCGCGCCGACGGTGCGGAACACGCTATCGAGCAGCTTGAGGATATGCTCAAGGATGCCGGCGGCGAGTCTGAGCACATGGCGATAAAGAAAGCAATCAGTGTGCTGAAAAACGCATAGAATAAGTTGTCGTAAATTTTGCCGTAAAATCGCACGTTAAATAGCGTATTTTTACGTAGAAAAATGTATTGCATCGTCGAAAAATGTACGATGCAAAAGCGGCGAAAACCATTGATAGACAAAGAAAATCCCGTAGTTTCAATGACTACGGGATTTCTCTTTTTATGGTGCGCGAGGCGGGACTTGAACCCGCACGCCCGGAGTGAGCACTAGAA